CTTCGTACAGCATTCCGAAGAACTCGTGGTACTCGCCGAAGTCTGGGCCAAGTACGTTCCAGTGATATCCCTGAAGGATAAATCTGGTTGTAACGGTGTCAGCTAATAGGTGCGCTAGCTTTTCGCCTAGCTCTGGGTTTGGGTGGTGCATACTATGCCTCTGGTTCCGCTAGTGGTGGGGTGGCTTCAGCAGGTGTAATTGGAGCTTCTTCAGAGTCCTCTGCCTGCTCTGGTTCTCCCTGTAACAGTTGATCAATTTCTGGAGGAATCGGGGCTCCGCCTTCTTGCATTGTCTGCTGACGCATTTCTCCCATAACTTCTGGTGCAACGGAGCGGAGCAATGCTTCGGTGAGCTCTGGAGTAACCATACCCTTTTGCATGACCATACGAAGTACGTACTCCTTTGGATCTGGAGCATCTGCTTCTGAGAATCCGTGAGCACGACGCCATGCGTCGTAGGAAACAGCAATCTTGTCGAATCCTGCATCTGCATCTGCAGCACGGTCGTTGCGAGTGGCAACCTGGGATGGGTCAAACCAAATGCAGACATCCTTTACTTCTTGCTCGGAGTATCCGTTAGCAATCAGGTATGGACGCAGATAGACAACAGTAAGCGCGTCAACTATAAGCAGCATCAGTGGTTCGATGTGTGCCTTGTAAAGAGCTTCGTCAATTTGCAGCGCGTTAGAGTATTTAACGTTTGCAAGACCAGTGACTACATCCTTAGGGACATCTAGTCCCTGCATGATGCGCTCTAGTACGCGGTCTGCACGCTGTGCCAAGGCGGGGTCGAAAGAACGCTCAAACTTAAACTGCTTGATGCGGTCACCAAGCTCGGCTGGTCCACGAATAATAAGTGGAACAACAGCAGATGCAGAGTCCTCGTCCTTAATCGGCGTGGTCATTGCATCAATTAGCTGGTCTTCAAACTCGTCCGCTGCTTCCTCAGCTGTGTAAGTTTCGTTGTAATTTCCATCTTCATCGTAAGGATAATCAGGGTCAGGACCAGCGGCAACAGAAAGACCGTCAGGAAGATATAGAGCGCCAGCATTGAGGCGAGAGCGAGCAGTCGCACGGAATGTCCTATTCAATAGAAGTAGTTCAGCACAGAGGTCTAGTAGACCACGCAAGCTTGAGTCAGCCTCTTGGGTGTAGCGAGGGTGTGCACGCCAGATGCGTCCAACGAATGCTGACTGAGGAAGCTTGATTGCTTCTTTGCTGCCCTGAGACATTACAGATGCAGTTCCACCGCCAACGTCACGACGAGGGTTGATTATGTAGTTACCACGCTGGTCTACCTGAAGCTCGTCAACAGAACGAACGTCCCAAGTCTCGGGGAGCTGAGAACCGACACGCTCTGGAATCTGTACTAGGTAGCACTCACCTGTAACCTGAAGGTTTAGGGCTGCATCTTTCAAAAGACCGGGCTGTCCACCGTAAGCAGAGCTTAGACGGTCAAGTGCACGCTGAGCAGCTGCCGCTAGGCGGTCGTCTACCTTCTCTACGTCCTCGATAGGAGACGGTGCTTCGTTTGGGTTGCTGATTGCGGCAGCGTAAAGACGAATTCTTGAAACAACGGACGCAACTAGGTTGAAAGCGTACTTGATTTCACCAATTGAGTCGTAGTATTCCCAAGCTTCGCTCTGCCAAGCAGTAGATGCTGACTGGCGACGAGCTTTAAAGAGCTCCGCTTCGGTTTTATCGTCTAGCTTGACCTGAGCAGCGGCGGCGGTGAGCCCTCTTGGTTGATTGAAGGCTGCTGGTTCGGCGTAAACGACGCCAAAAGAGTCAACAGAAACCCCAGGAGCTACACGAGTGGCAGTTCTAGGTGCTGAAGCACGTACGCCTCTACGAGATTCGCTTGAATTCTCGTTTTCTTTCTTAAAAATAGCCAAAGGTGGCTCCTACCTGTCCTATCGCTCTACTAGGGCCGAAAGTAGCCCAATCACAGCAGAAATAGCCAATACTAATGATACCACAAGCATAAGTTGGGGTAAAATTGAGGCTCCCGCAACGAAGAGTAGCGAGACCCAGAACCCAGTGCACCAATTACAGGTGATTAGGTATCCGATTTTGGTCATCGGACCATATTTTGACCAGACCCAGTTGCGAAAACCGTCTGCAATAGCGTCTGTAGTGATGATGTGTGTCATTCTGTATGCTCCAAGAGCCAGAATTATGAAGTTTACAGCTGTAATTTCCATTATTCATCCTTAATCGAGTTGAGAGTCCTGTATGGATTCCAACCTCGTAGTCGAGAACCACATCCGCAGCCTCGGTCTTTCCTAAATGCTAGCATTTTTCCCGACGTAGTGACAACATAAGAGTCGTCACCAGCGTCTTTCGACGGTTCAAAGGTCGCATATGTCTCGCGAAATACGACTTGCGGCCCTTGCGGCCCGTCTTTTGCCACCATAATGGTCTCATCTGTAACAATCACCCTTGTAACGTCTAAATATTTTGTGTCTTTTGTCGGTGGCTGACTGCTCAGAGAGGTCACATCATCTGTAAAACCTGCAGCTACAGCCACTAAGTTGCATGGAAACCTGTCCATGATTATCTTTGACACTATTTTACCCTAAAAACTCTGCCTAGTGGGCGAGTATTTGGATTGGTGACCCCGAGTTTTCTGTCTGCATAGCTCTTGGCGCGAATTTTCCCTCCGCTAAACCCTGGAGGTGGCTTAATTAGCAGTGCAGTAAGGGCGTGAACCAGTGCATCAACACGGTCTGGGGACTTTCCTTCGCCCGGAATCCAGCTGTACATCTGAGATTCAAGGTCTTGGTGATACCCAACGTGGTGGACGCGCCCCTGTTCGTATGCAAGAACTGTAGGCTCTGCTCGAAGTTGCTTTCCGTACTTGGAGTGAACCTCTAGGACTTTGATTGTTGGGTCTATTGAGAGGATAGCGTTTTTAACAAGTGCGCCTCCTTGATTAACCTCGGCAACAACGGGACAACCCCACTTACGAGCCATCTCCACAACTTTACGGGCCCATGTGTCTGGGGAACCGTGAATTGAAGCGTCTTCAAGAACCCACGCGTTTCTCTTATAGAGGTCATGTTCGGCGCTTGACGCACATACCACAATTCCACACTCATCACGGGGATTCTCAGCAACTGAAGGGTCCACGCCGATAACACGTAGCGGAGTAGAAAGCGGATAAACCGCTTCTCTAGCGGACTCAACCATCTCTTCAGTCCAGAGCGCACCTTCAACATCATCGAGCATCTCTCCATAAAGCTCTTGGCGGGCAAGGTTAGTGCCTTCGTATACTCCCATAATAGTGTCTAGATAAGCCTGCGATAGGTTGCCCGCGTTATCCATCGTGGAGCCTTTTGTGACAACAACTTTAGAGATTCCTGGTCTGTCTGTTCTCGACTCTTCAATAAGTTTGTAGAGCAGCGGAACTCGCTTAGGGGTGGTCGTAACTAGAATCTGAGGATTTTTACCAAGACGAGTACCAACGCGAAGGTTGTCGAACGCAGTCATACCAGCAGCGTCTGGAGTCTGACGCCATGCAGCCACCTCATCGCCCCATGCGTGTGTGAACTGCGGACCACGAAGCGAGTCAGGCTCATCAGCGGTGAAGAGCGTTGCGGTGTTTCCATTGGGCCAAGTCAGACGTCGCTTGGATGGCTCGTAGTGTGGCTTCTCTGAGGGAGGCGAGACCGAGATAATTCCAGATTCACCTTCAACAATAACGTCACGAACGTCAGCAGCAGTACGGGCGGCGAGAGCAAAGCGGCGCTGTCCATCTTTTGTGTACTTTGCTTGTTCGCGTACCCACTCGGACGCAAGACGAGTTTTACCAAAACCACGACCAGCGAGAACTAGCCAGACGTTCCAGTCGCCTTCAGGAGCTTTCTGCTCGGGACGAGCCCAGACGGACCAGTCCCAAATTAGAGAGTCAGCGTCCATACCCGCTAGGGCTTCAAGGCGTTCTTCTTCAGGCAGTAACGCGAGCTGCTCCATGATGCTCTTACCCATGAGATGCTATAAACGCCTTAATAGTGGCTCTATCTGTCTCTCTGAACAGTTTTCCAGCTATAGAGCCGTTTTTATATATAGCAAGAGCGGGGATGGCAGCAATATCTTCGATAAACGGAACACCGTAGTGCTCTACTCCATCAATCTTAATTGCTTCGTAGTCGAAAGAAATTTCGGATGCTAGCTCTTCAACAATAGTTTCAACAGTGTTGGCGTCTTCGACGTCTGCTTTCCAGACTAAAAGAACAACGGGGATGGTGTTGCTTCTGTCTTTGACATCAGAAGTAAAAGTTTCTGAAGTTGTTGCTTGCATTGGCGTCCTATCTGTCACTTATATTTTATTTCAGTGGAGCTGGGGGGATTCGAACCCCCGTCCGATAAGCCATTCTCTGTTCTTCTACGTGCGTAGGCTCTACCAGCCACGGTACTGCGGTTTGCGTTTGCGGTCGCCACCGTATTGCGGTGTTCTATTTATTTAAACCCTGTGGCGATTAGCTAGAACTGCTTCTACCAGAGGGGCACTGCTAAGCAGCTAGTGCGAATGCAGACTGTGAGTTTGCGTTTATTGTTTTGCCCGATTCAAGAGGTACAGGCTTCTCTGCACGCTTCACCAGATTCAAACATACC